TTACTTGAGTGCCGCTTTGGCAGCCGCGGCACGCTGTTTACGCTTGCGCTCTTTCGCATGTTCGCGCTTGTAGTCGGCCTTTTCCTCTGCGGTCATGTCCTTGAGATTAGTGCTAGGTCGGACGGTGCGGCCTTCGGTCATCTCGATCATGATCTGATAGTATTCGCGGTTTTCTGCATTGTATTGCTCGCGCCCTGGGCCTTGCCGCCATGCTTTGATCCGTTCTTGCCTCGCGTCTATGACGCGCTGTCGGATATTCGCGCGCCTTACTTTAGCCGATGCACGCCACACCGCGACGATTTGCTTGACGGGCTTGATCTTCGATGCGAGCGCTTCAAGGCGTTTCTGCTCAGCGTTGCGACGCTCTTGTTCAGCAATGTCTCGCTCGACAGCTTCGATAATTTCATTATGTTCCCGGGTCTCATTAGCCACAAGTTCGGCCAGAACCTCTGCCGCGATCGCCTCGCAATCAACGATTGGTAAGGTGTCGCCGATCAGGGTTTCGTTAGGGGAAGAAGTGCTTTTTAAATAAGGACTTGAAGGCTGATTTTCGTATTTATTTGATTCACTTTGTGACCCGGTCATGCTATCTAAATCCAGTTCAATGGCATTGAATGTTTCAAGAGTGCGTCGCTCGTCATGGGCGATCAAAGGAGGGCCAGGGATCGCAGCCCTGGCCTTTCTTATTTCTGATACTTCTCAGCTACAGCGGCTTCGATCAGGTCTGCGAACTCTGCCGCGATGTCAGGATTCCACGCTTTCGAGGGTCCGTTCTGAGCAGTAGCCAGCTCCACAATCACGCCGCGTCCTTTGCGCCGGACGCTAAAGAAATGGTCGCCGTCGATCTGGTGCGAGGTGGTGTTCGTGCCAGCTGCAAACTGCCGAACGGCGTCAGCTAGTGCGAGGGCAGCGTCAAATTTGAAGCCTACCGGTTCTTGGTCGTCAAACCGGATCACAATGCCGTCGGACACTACGTTCAGCCGCACGCCGGGGAGGTCGTGGCCTTTTATCAGGCCCTGATCGCGTGCAGCTTGGAACAGCGCTTGCAATGTCTCTGACATTGTCTTGCCGCCCAGGGCGTCAGCCAATTCTTGAAGTTGAAAGAAGCGCTCCTGTGGAAGCATGATGTTGTGCCGAACGGGTTGGGTGGGAGTCATTCCAGAAGCCTTTCAAACTGATGAGCTTTATGTAACACCATACAGTTATATAGACAATCAAATTCTCTGTTGAACGTAAGATTATTGCGCGAAGCTGAACGTGCCGATGATGGGAAGGTTTAGGGCGTGCCGGACCTAGTTAGATGGTGGAGGGGCAAATTCCATCACATCAAGATATGTATCAAAACGGACCTATGTCACGCTTTTCCAGCGATATAGTTCTATACTCATATATTTTAACATTTTAAATAAATGTGAAAATCGCATCTTAGAAAAGCGTGACATAGTGGGCAGGAGGTATGGCTCAGCGGCTGCGCCGCTTCGCGCTGCGCGGCCTTCGGCCTTGCCGCGTCGCTTCGCTCCGCGACGGGTATCTCTTCCATGCCGGATGATGGTTGGGGTCTACGGTGTGTAAGAGGTTCCGGCCCGAGTGTTATGCTCCGGCGTGTGGGGTTTCTGCACCCAAGCCTAGGGTTCCGGCTGAAACGCTTAGTGTCCGAAAGGGTGCTCATACAGAGTCGGTAGCGTTTAGGGCTACACCATTGAGGGTAGGCCCCGACTTCGCGCCGTAGCACCCCTCTGCGTGGCGCTGCGTTGCGCTAGACCTTGGCGCTGACAGTTTTGATCAGCGCCCTGCGAGGAGATTCCCAGGACGTTGCTGGTTTTGTATTTCCTTCTGAATGCTCCGGCGTATCGTAGCGTCTAGCTCCTTTGCCATCTTGTCGGCCAAGTCGCGGTTCTGAACCGGCGAGCCGCCACCGCCCTCGATCGTGATCGGTGCGCTGATATTGATGACAGGTGCGGCTGACACCATTGCCACTGGCAACGCCAAGCGATTACCTGTCAAATTGCCACCTACTAGGCCACCGTTAGCATAGCCGCGCTTGGCGCTTTCGTGCAGGTTTTCGAGCGCTGGCACGCCCAGGCGCTTCACCGCTTCGGCGCTCACGACATACTCGCCCTTGTGGACGGTGCCAGCGGGGGTATGCTTGCTGCCTGCGCCAGTGAAGCCGCCCTCGGAAAAGCCGCCGGCTAGGAATTTGCCAACAGTGCCGATGATGCCACCGCCTGCACCTTCTGCAGCTGCCAGAAGGCGCTTTTGCAGGGTCGCTTTGATCATTTCGAGGATCAGCTGCCCCATCGCCTGCTTTGCGGTCAGAGCGCCGCTGGCCATGCCCATGAAGACGTCCGTGATCGCCTGCGCACCAGCTTTCGAGTTGGCTTGGATTTCCTCGATCTTGCTCGCGGCCTCGTCGGCTGCAAAGCCTGCATCGACGTAGCTCTGTGCTAATTCGTCGATTTTGGCGGTCAGCTCCGGCGTGATCTGCAAATTTGAACGCTGTGCAGCGGCCAAAAGGTCAGCTTGAGCGCGTGCCAGCTCGATCGCGTTACCTTGGCGAGCTTTTGCACTAGTGACCGCCGCCAATGCCGATGCCTCGAGGTTCAGCGCTGCCGTTTCCTCTACGATCGCCGCGATCTCGCGCTGATAATCGGTCAGGCGTTCAGCTTTGGCGCTACCGCCGCCGCCCTTCGCCGCCTTGCCGCCGCCTGCCGGTTTGTCATCTGCCAACGCGGGCATTCCAAAGTCGATGTCGCGGGGCGCGGCCTTGGGGCGCGGGATCGAGGTCAGGGCCGGGGTCGAGCGCGGGTTCACCGCGTTCATGTTTGCCGGATCATCCCAAAAACTGCCAGCCTCTTTTGCGACAGTGACCGGCGTCGCCACGCCGTTAGGTGCTGCGCCTGGCAGGGTGGCACGCAGTGAACGCGCCAGCTCGATCGCCCGGGTCAGGGCGCTGCCGATGCCGCCGATCGCGCCGATGACGCCCGAAAAGGTGACGCGGTCGATGTCAGCCAGGCCGTTGAAGGCGTCGCCAGCACGATCGACCAGCGCTTGCAGCTGCTCTTCAAAGTCTTCGGCGCTGACCGTGCCGTCGAGCATGTCATTGCTGAGCGTGCGCATTTCACCTGCTACGGTTGCCAGCTCTGCCGCCGCGTCGGCTTCACCGAACGCACGCAGCTGAACAGCGGCCATTTCAAGCTGCGGTGCCAGGGCGACAGACTGATCGCTCAAGGCCTCGTATTGGCCGCGCAGCTGACCGATCACGACAGCGTTGTCACTGGCTGCATCGGCGCTGGCGTCCAGCTCTGCCACCACGCCAGGCCCTAGCAGGCCGTCCGCTTGCTGTGCGGTGCGGAACAGGTCATCGACATCGCTCGACAGGCCGGTGATCTTTGCCCCTGCGTCCGCGACGTCGATCACAAGCGTCTTAAAGAACGTCGAGGTGCGGGTCTGTAGCGCCGCAAAGCGACGGTCGAGGTCTTCGGCTTTCTTGATCAGGTCAGCGTCCAAAACTGCGCCGGCCTCTTTGGCGCGGTCCATTGTAGCCTGAATTGCGCCCTCGCCTTGGCCCAGCAACTGAACAAATTGCTCACCCCCGCTACCCCCAAAGATTTCATCTGAAACGCGGATTTGGGCGGCCTTGTCGAGGTCATTAATGCGGTCGATGATCTCGGCAAACAGCGCCGCTGGATCGTCCAGCTTGCGTGACAGGTCGGCTGCGCCATAGCCCAGGCGTTTGAAGGCGTCGGCTGCGCTGCCACCGCCGGTGACGACAAATTCGTCAGCACGCAGCGACAGCTCTTTGAGGCCGTCCGTCAGGGCGTCAATCTCGACGCGGTTCTCTGTGGCTACAAAGCGCAGCTCTTGAAAGCGCTCGACGCTGACACCGGCGATCTTTGCCGCGTCACCGATCTCCGCGACCGCGCGCACAACGCTGCCCATCTGTGATGTGATCGCCGCAACTGCACCGATCGACAGGCCAGCGACTAGGCCAGGGCCCAGCTTTTTGAACGCGCCGGTGATCTTGTCGCCCATGTTGCCATAGACGGAATTGATCCTGTCAGCGCTCTGCTTTGCACGGCGCTCCATCGCGGTTGCGCTTGTGCCTTGTGCTTTGTTCGCGCGTCTCAGGGCCTTTTCGAGCTTGTCGACGCGGCCCTCGATCTCGACGATCAGTCCAGGTAGTGCCATTGGGTGCTTTCCTTACTCGATGATGAACACGCCGCCGCTATCGGGGGCGTTGTATGCTGATTGATTGCTTTCGCCTGCGCAGGCCCGCGACACGGCCATCGCGAGGGCGACAGCGCCGTCGATGTGATCGTGCTTTGGGTCGGCCTTCACCATGCGGGCAATGCCGCTATCGTTGCGGACAGCCGCCACGCTTGCGAGGTGATGTCTTAGGACGGGATTGCCGTCTTGCCGGATGGATCGACCGTTTACGCAACGCTCAAGATCGCCTGTAGCCTGGCCCATCGTGGCCAGACCCTGCCGCATTTCGAGCATCGGCACGCCGTCGTCGATCAGCTCCATTGCCGCCACGCGGAACTTCCAAGGGTCGTAACCTACCTCTTGAACGCTGTGGCGGGCGCAGATTTCGCGCACCACGTCCTGCACCGCGTTCTGCGTGATGATCGGACCTTCAACCGGGATTATATGGCCTTCATCGATCCAGCGCTGATACGGCACGCCCTCGAGGCGTTCACGTTCCTCTAGGCCCTCGGTTGGCACAAAGAACCACGCCTTGACCGCGATCTGCTCATCGACACGCCACGCGCACGCGATAGCGGCAAGATCGCCAGATTGAGCATAATCGACGCCCAAGTAGGCGGGTGTGTCCTCTAAATCGGCCTCATCATCGTGAAACTCTCGGGCGTCGTAGGTGCTGAAATTAAACAACGGGTCGCGGCTGTTTCCGAACCAGGTGTTCAGGTGGAACTGCCGGAACTGATACATCTTGCCGGGTGCGTCCAATGCCTCTTTGGCGTCTGCACGCAGCTTTTTGAGGTCTAGGAAACCGTTTGCGAGGCCAGGATTGCAGCGGTGCCAGACAGCTTCATCGGTCCAGTCTGCGTCTTCTGGTGTCTCAAACAGGATCGGTAAAAAGCTCTCATTGGTCACTTCGCCGGTGGCCACCTTGCGGGCGTAAGCGTAGCGCTCAGCTGCCAGACCTTCACGGCCTCGGCCTGCGGTAGTCGCCACGATCGTTAAGCCGCCAGCACGCTTAGCCATGCCGGATTGTAACGCCTCCCAAAGCTCTTTGCCGGTGCTGCGCCAGGCGTGGATTTCGTCGACTAAGACGAAAGAGGGCGTGGTTCCATGTTGCGTGCGCCCATCGCTCGACACCGCTTTGAGCGTCGAGCCGTCGAGGCCAGATTTGATCATCTTGGCGCTGTTGTGCGCGTCGTAGATCGTGACCGCGTCCAGCAGGTGTCGATCCATGCGGACGATGTCTGCGGCTTCGCGGAAGCCGATTGCGGCCTGTTCACGATCGCCAGCGGCAAAGATACACTGGCCGGACGGCACCTTCTCGGGGCCGATCAGGTGTAGAAGCGCCAGAGCCGCGGCTAAGCTCGTTTTGCGGTTTCCCCTTGGAATGAGCAAAAGCACTTCTCTGACCACGCGCTCGCCGTCCGCGTCGCGGGGGCCATAAATGCGCCGCACGATCCTCTCCTGCCAGGGTGTGAGGTTCAGTAGGTTGCGGGGTGCCGAGCTGTTCGGATGCTTCAACCGGCGCAGGAACTGCACGGCCCGCTCGCCATAGCCTAGGGGGTCAGGGATCACGCTGCCGTCAAATATCCAGTGGGGATACGTCGAGGCCGCCGCTACCGGTTCTGCATCATCAAGGTCAAAGGTGCCGCTGGCGTCCATCGCGTCACTTCACGCTCAGCGGGTTGTCATCGTCTTCCTCGTCATCGACAGACGCACCGATGCGGGCGCGGCTTGTCGGTGTCAGGCCGTATTCAGAGGCGAGCTGGCGTGCAGCTGTGGCGCAGCGAACGGCCAGGCCCATCATCTTGAGGTCGATCTCGCCGGCCGCGGCTTGGTTTTCCTCGATCTGCCGGATGGTCGCGACAAGGCCGCAATAGGTGGCCACGCCGGACAGGTCAGCCCGCGTGATGACGCGGCGCTCGATCAGCTGGGGCATGATCGCTTTCCACTCAGCCTTGCCGTGGGCAGTAAGGTGCTTCGGCGCGATCGGTGCTTTGGTCAGGGCGTCTGCGTCTGCACGCAGGGCGGGCTTCACGCCGCGCAGGTGGGCGCTCATTGCGACACCGTCATCAGCTCGAGGCCGCGCCGCGTGCCAAGCTCGACCAGGCCGGTGATCTGATAGGTCTCGCCGTTGTAGGATGCGCGGTCAGCTGTGGTCACGCCGTCCAGATACCAGAGCCGGAACGTGGCGCGGTTGGTCACGCCCTCTCCGGCGCCGGTCAGGTAGTCTTCGGCGCCAAGCTGCACCAGCTCGGCACGCACGGTGGCGTAGGGCGCCCAGGTCTCTGACACCGCGCCGGATGGGGCGACGACCTCGACCTTGCGCTCAAGGCTGATCTGACGTGTCAGCTTGCCGGGGTTAATTCGATCAGTCATGGCTCAGTCCCAAATATGACAGCAATGTCAGATGTTAGAATTTCCATCGGATCACGGCCTCCAAAGACATGACGCCGTGCGTCATCGACAGCTCCGGCTGCACGTCACGCAGCCAGGTCACGCGGGGCTGTTGCATGTCATCGACGTGCAGCTCAGCGGTGCCGGTGAAGCCGATCAGCGCTTGCGTGATCTGCCAGCCGATCGCCTTGGCGGTGTCGGGTCCGGCTTCGAGCGCCCAGATGTGCAGGTCGAGGTGGACGCGGGCGCAGTGCTGCGAGCCGGATGCCTGGCCCAGATACTCTGTTTGCGCACCGGACAGGATCACGCAGGGCTGACCGTCGGGGCGGTGCCAGCCAGCACGAATTAGCTCCGGCCGCACAAGCGCGATGACGGCCGGCGAGGCGATCAGCTGGGCGCGAACTGCGGTTTGGAACTCTACAGAGGGTTCAGTGATCGTGGTCATCATGCACCGCCCATCGCACGCACGGCCTTGCCGATCGCCCTGGCGATGCGGGCCTCGACCTTGCGCTTGGCGAGCCGGAACGCTGGCCGCATGAACGGCTTCGGCTCGCTGTGTGACGTGCCAAACTCAATCAGGTGTCCGTGCCGCATTTCAGGATTTCCCACGGTAGCAGCTGCAACATTTGGGCCAAGGGTCTCAGAGCCGCCGCCGGCTGCATATTTGGGTGTCGTGCCGCCAGGAGCCGTGACCTCGATCGAGTTGATCAGATCGCCGGTCTGGCGCGATGCTTCAGCCAGGCTGCGCATGTTGCTGGCCACGTCTTCAGCGCCTTGCACCAGGACGGGGCGCAGGGCGATCAGGATCTCCTCGGGGATCTGTTCTAGGCGGCGCGACAGCGCTTCAGATGATGCGTTACGCGGCATGATCACGGCCTGTCACTGCCAGCCGGTAGGGCGACAGCAGCTCGCGGATGCCGAACGGCACGGCTTGCATCGACACGCCGAACGATACAGCCTCGCGCTGGCCAAACCAGTAGGCGGCGAGCTGCAGAACGGCCTCTGTCAGCGGCGCTGGCATAGGGTCTGGCAGCGGCGTGCCGGTGTAGGTCTCGATCCAGGCTTCGGCGGTGGCGAGCTTGTGGTTTAGCAGCGCGTCATCGAGGGCGTGGTCTAAATTGAGCTGCGCTTTCAGCAGCGTAAGGGATGTTTTGGTCATAATGTCGCCTTTTTTGCGCGAAATAGCCGCATGAGTTTGAAGCTATAGGTTGTGTAAGTATGAAGAATTGGATGGGCGATTATTGCCAAGGACCGCGATGTCACTTTTGCTCTCGGCCTGGATTGACCGCGACATGCACCTGCACTGTCACAGGGACGCGCCGAAGCCCGCTGAGAAAGCTCATTGATGTAATAACCAGAAGCGTCTGCGGCCTCATTTCGAGCATTAAGGGTCGAGGGTAGGCTTTCGGCCAAGGTCATGCTGCACAGTCCTGTGAAAAGTTTAAATTGACGATCTCTTGTGCGGACCTCCCCCCGCCGGTCCCTTGGAAGGGGCAAAGAATAGGAGCCACCCCCATCTCATTCGTGGGGTATGAACACTTGCTATGGCTATGGCGGGGAGCTAGGCCCGTGATCATGAATGATTTTATAAAAGCGCTTGTTCGCAATTCTGCTGTGGTTGCAGCTAGTCTCTGGCGGCAATTTTGCCGTCTTCCATTCTTGGCAAAGCTGCTGATCACAGGTTCAGTTGGGGGTATCATTCTATTCGTCGGTTTCATCGGTGGCATGGGGCTAGCGGTTATGGGCACGGCGTATTCAATCACTGGCGCTCTGTTGGTAGCGTTCGGTGCTGTATTCGGCGCTGTAACCACATTTGTCGTTTGGGCAGGCGCATTTCTCATGCGCTTCAAGTTCAAGAAGTAATCTTCGACGCTTTCGAGAGTGCTGCTCTTATCAAGGCCGTAGCGGGCGAGCTGCGTCGCCAGGCTGCCTCGCTTTGCCAGGTTCGGTGCCAGTGCAGCTTCGATCGACCAGCCTTTGCGCAGCCGCAAATGGATCGTCATATGACTCACGCCGATGATGACTGCCCAATCGTAGATGGTGCGGGTCTGGCCGTTGTGCGTAAGCGTCTGAGCTGGGCGGGGCGTTGCCTTGGGTGCTGGCTTGGGTGCTGGCTTGGCTCGTGTCTGTTTGGTGATCTCGCGTTTGCACCCTGCCAGCTCTGCCGATGTAGGTGCTTTGGCGATCTTGCGCGTGACGTGTTCACGCACCGCGACAGGATCGAGGCCAGCCATGTGGCAAACTTGGTTAAAGTCAGCATTCGGCTGCGTGATGTAGCGGCGTGCACGGTCATTGTCGTTTGTGCGTGAGACTGTGTTTTGACTGCCGATCACGGCGACGCCTTCGACAGCATCGGTGACAGCAGCGTAAAGCACTTCGGACCAGAGGGCTTGTTCAGGGGTCATTGGTTCGCTCTTTCGGTGCGCTGTTTGTGCGCGTTGTGATGGTGCGTGCAGAGGCTCTGCCAGTTGGTCTTGTCCCAGAATTTGCCCTGATCGCCGCGGTGCGGGATGATGTGATCAACGGTGTCAGCTTTGACATTGCAGCCGGGATGGGCGCAGGCGGGGAACATGGTCAGCCATTCCAGGCGAGCCTTACGCCAGGCGGCGTTGTAGCCGCGTGCGCTGGCGCTCAGCCGGTTGGCGTCATGGCGTTTATTGCGGGCGCGTTGACTGGCAATCTGACAGGCGCAGCTGACACCGTGCGGCACGATGCGGCCACACTGGCAGATGTGGGGCGGGCGGCTCATAGTCTGGCACGCAGTGCGTGTAGGCCGGCGCGGTCAAATTCGGGATCAAGGCCTAGGGCTTCGTTTTGCTCGCGTTGCTCTGGCGTGGTGCCGGTCTCGGCTTCGTCTTCGTGCGTGCCAGACGTAGCTTTGATGCGCTCGATCAGGCCGTGAAAGGCTTCGGTGATCTCTTGAGCTGTGGCAGCCCAGGCAGTTGCGGGTGTCCAGCCTAGCCAGCCGGTCGCGATCTTGTAGAGCTGTGCGAATAGGTCAGCCCAGGCAACAGGCTTGGCGCTTGGCGTGGGCTTGGGTGTGGTGTCGTCCGCGTCATCGCCGGACATCATCAGAGCTGACAGCAGCTGAACAACGGGGCCAAAGCTGACATCGCGGATCGTGCGCAGGGGTGTGTTGCGCAGTGCCTCGAGGATCGGCGCAGCGGTAGGCGCAGCGACATTGATGATCTCGAGGATGGTGGTCAGGTTGAAGGCCTGCACGCGCTCCAGTAGGGCCGGAAAGCCGCCGTGCAGGCGCTCCAATAGGGTTGCGGCCCGCAAGGACGGGGTCAGGGTGACGGTGAGGGTGCCGTGACGCAGGACGATGTCAGATGCGAGCCGCATGGTCATGGCTTAGATAGCCATTTTCAGTTTGCGGAACACTGCGGAACGAACCACGCCTGCACCTACGCGACGGCGTGCGTGGAAGCGGGCCAGGCCGACCGTGCGCTGTGTCAGTAGATCGGGCAGGATGTCGAGCGACACGCGGTCATAGATGCGATAGCCAGCCTTGAAGTCGCCAAAGATGATCGGCGTTGCGCCGCTGGCAATGTTTGGCATGTCGATCGCTTCGACAACCGGACGGCCTAAGATGGTTTCAGGCTGACCAGCTTGGTAGGACGGCTGCCAGATGTAGTTGCCTTGTGCGTCTTTCAGCAGGCGGATAGCGGCCAGCGTTGTGCCGTTCATAACCCAAGAGCCCGAATTGCGATAAGTCGCGGGCAGGGCATACATCAGCCGGATAAGTGCATCGCCGGACAAGATGGTCGCATGACCGTTGTTCGTTTCAGCGATACCAGACGCGACCATGAAGCCTTGAGGCTCGACAGCTGTTGCACCGTTCACAAAGGAAAGGGCTTCTTTCGAACCGAAGTCTTCGGCCAGAGCAAGCCGGACCTCAGAGTCAACATTGCCAGAGTCTTCGAGCATACGCAGGGACAGGTCGACAAAGGTTGCCAGCTCTTTGACAGCGATCTCAGACTGATCAAATGTAGGCTCGGACGCGGTGCGCTGCGTGGATTCGCCTACCCAAACGGCGTTGGTAATGCCGGTGCGCTTTGGCATGATGACAGTATGGCTGGCAGTTGTCCGCACATCGGCAATGGACCGGATAGGCGAAAATTCGACCAGGTTGCGGATAAACTGGCCGCTTACGTCTTCGGGTGCCAGCACATAGGCCGGGGCGTCATTGGCAACGGTCAGTGCTTTCTGGTCGATCTGACCAGTTTGCAGGAAGCTGACAAATGCTTTCTTTTCGCCATTCTCAGCGATGATGACAGGTGCGCCAGGGCGTGCGGCTTTGGCTTCGATCTGGTCGAGGCGAGCTTTGACAGCGTCAAAGGCTTTGGTGTCGACCTCGGGGGTGTTTGCCGGTGTGGCTGCGCTGATTGCGGATGCGATCATCGCTTGGATTTCTTCGGGGGTCACGTCTGTGGTTTCCTTATGTGGAATTGAGGATTTGATGGTGGCGATCAGTGCGCCGGGGTGACATGGCACCGCGACGACAGAGATTTCGTGCAGGTTCAGGCCGGTGATGTTGCGGCCTTTGGGGGTGCGGGTGGATTTGGTCGTAGTGAAGCCAATCGATAGACCGCTGACGGCCTTGGCTTTGATAAGCGCGTGAACTTCACGGGCTTTTTCGACATCATCGACCAGTAGGCGGCCTTTTACGGTCAGCCCTTCGTCTGTTTCGGTGATGCTCTCCCACACGCCGATTACGGAAGCCTGATCATGCGACCAGAGCATCGGCAACGTGGCGGTGAGGCTAGAGATTGCGCCTTTGACGATCACGTCGCCAACGCGGTCAGGCGTGGCGAACGGCCAAGCGAGGCCAGTGATCTCGCCGGTGTCACTGACACTCAGCTGCGCTTTGATTTCGAGGGTGTCGCCGGTGCTGCCGGCCTTCACGTCGAGGGTGTTCATTCTGTGGTGTCTCCGGTGGCCGGCGCGGTCGTGCCGTTCCAGCGGGCGTCTAGGATGTCTAGGGCGAGCGGGAAGCTCTCGGCTAATGGGCGGTTGCGGGCGTAGGTGTCAGTCAGCTGCATGGCTTGCTGCGGTGCCATACCGCCGCCGATCAGGCCCAGCCGGATGATCTCGACCAGGTCGGATGCGCTGAACTGCATCGCGACAGCACGCTGATAGATCGTGCCGATGCCCTGGCCTGTGATGCGCTCGATTTCGATCAGCATCGGGTCAGTGAGGGCAAAGGCGTGATCTGCGTCGCCAAAGAATGCGCTGTGCGTGATCATGCTGCGTTGTCCGATTTGTCGGACAAGTCGGACACGTTGGCGCTCGACGTGTTGTCAGGCGTCGTGATGTGCGGGTTATCCAGGGTCTCGCCGTCTGCGTGCTTCGGCAGATTGAGGCCGCCGCGCACCTCGTTTGCGGTCATCACGCCCATCGAGCGATATTGACCGTAAGCGGTGGCGCGGGCAGCGTGCGAGGTAGACAGCAGGTCTTCGACGTTGAACTCGATGTAGAAGGCTTTGCGTTCCTCTGCGGTCAGCAGGCACCGCGCATAGGCGGCCTGCCATTGGTTCAGCCAGGGCCGGAGGGTCACGGTCAGGAATTGACGCGCCATTTCTTCGGTGTTCGACCAAGTGCCACGGCTCAGCTCAAAAAGCATTGTAGGCGGCGTGCGAAAGGCGCGGGCGATCTCGCGGATTTGCTCGATGCGGCCCTCTTGGAACTGTGCGTCAGCCAGCGTCATGCTTAGCTGATCATAGGTCATGCCTTCGTCCAGAATTGCGGTGCCGCCGGTAGAGCGTCCGCCGTGGGTGCTGAACCAGCTCAAGGCGATCTTTTTCTTGGCCTCAACGTCGAGAATTTTGTCGCTCTTGATGATGCCGGAAGGGCGAGCCCCATTGGCGAACAAGGCCGCGACGTGCGCCTCGTAGGCGATAGCCAGGGCGATCGCTTCACGCGCCAGCTTGATGGGCGACACGCCAGCGAACGGCTGAACGTGCAGAACGTCGGTGTAGGCGAGGGGAACAGGCCCGTTCACGGTGCTGACGATGTAAACCGGCTCGCCGTCTGCGTTGCGCTCTTGCTTTACGCTTGCGGGGTCGATGCGGTGAAATTCTGCGGGGGTGCCGTCTGCCAGCCGTGTGACCTGGGCATAGCCATGATCGGACAACAGCGCGTCGAGGGTCAGCTGCGTGCGCAGTGCCTCTGCCGATGTCCAGGGGTTCGCTTCGTCATGCACAAGGCGATAGGCCGGATGATCTTTGGCGGCGGCCTTGGTGTCGCGGTCGTGCAGCTTGACGGGCAGGGTGCCAACGGTCTCGCTGATTAGGGCGACGGCGCAGGCAACAGCGGGAACGCGCATTGCAGACTGAGCACTGATAGCCAGACCAGAACTTGTGACGATGCCGCCCATGATCTCAAAGGTCGCGGGATCAGTGAGACTGAGTGCTTTGGTTTCGGTTGTGCCGAACAGGCGATCGAGGAAGCTCATGTGTGACCTTATTAACGCGGTGTGGTGTTTTCATACCACACTTCGCCAGGTCTGAGAATCCTCTAAATGTTATAATATAACACTTTTCTTTTGCGCGTTGTCGAGATATTTTTAAGTTTACGTCCCACATCAACTGAGACATTCTACTAGGCACTAAGCACCTAGAGAGGGTCAAATGATTGTATTTCCGGAACGGCAAATTGTTGCATTGTCTAGTGTTGAGAATGGAAATTTTGTTCATTTTAGATCGGGCGATAGCTTCGTGGAAGGTTTTGCCTACAAAGACGAGTCTCCCGGCGGAAGAAACTACGTTGTAACGTTAAATTCTGATGTGGCAGATTACAGATTTAAGGTAATAAAGTTAAGTCATAATTCGATCGTTGAGGATTTTGGCAGCGACTTAATTATTTGCCCTACAGGCGATCGGATTAGCAAAATTGATGCATATGATCGCAAGGGTTCGTTTATTGTTAGCTCGTCTGGCTCATATTTAAGCGTATCGGGCGCAAATGAACACGACGATGATGATATGGTATTTTGTATAGAGATTCCGAATCTACTCTATGCTGGCCGAGAAGCTAGCGAAGGTCATGCCTACAGTCACTGGGAGTTATACGCTAAAGGAAAGAGTGATTTTAAGCCGACGCTACTGGCCGAATTTGATGGTGAGGATTCCACTTTATAAATCAATGCTATTTATATGATCGGAAGTTTGGCCATTTCTTTTGCCAGCTCCGGCAACATCGCATCAGACTTACCGTAGAGCGCAGCTGATCCAGTTGACGCCCTACCCGTGATGTAGTCGGAGCCTTCCTGGGATATCTTGCCGAACCGCAAATCTTGGAACAAGTGCCTGAAGCCGTGGCTGGGCGCTGGGCGTGGCCCTGTGCGCCCCTTGAACACTTCCGTCCTGATCCAGTCAGTCATGTTCTGGTAAGCACGTGACGCCGTAAACAGGGGGCCGTCTGCGGCCTCTGACACGAACGTCAGAAAGCCCTCCGTGATCATCGCGGGATGGATTGGCACCTTGCGGCTCTTTTTGGTTTTAGTGGTTCTGCCGTTCTCGGGGTCGTGCTGAATGTGATAGAAGTGATAGCCGCTGATCTCGATGATGTCCGCCTTTGTCAGCTGTAGCAGTTCGCCGATGCGCGCCCCTGAGTATGCGGCCATCCATGGCAGCCAGCGAAAGTGCGGCTCAGGGCGTTCACTCGCGGCCTTCAACAGCTTGCGGGCGTCAGCCAAGGTGTAGGTCTTCACCGCGCTGTCAGACACTACGGCGGTCGGCATCAGCACGTGCTCCATGATGAACCCGTTGGGGAACAGTTTGCCGTCTGACTGTTTCTGCCCCCACATCAACACCGATCGCAGGCTGCCCACCTTGTCGCGGGCCGTCTTGCGGTTCTTGCCGTCCACTAGAAGTGTATCGCGCCATCGCTCTACTTCGGCCTTGGTCACGGTCGCGGCTTGTGTGCTGCGTCGCCAGTCGGTGAAGCCCTTCATCTGGCCGCGGTATTTATAGATCGTGCTGGCGGCCACATTGCGCCCGATGCCCTGGGCGGACTGTTTCTCTTGCTCTGTGATGATGTCGTCAAAAGTCGTGCGGATCGTCGGGCCGTTGCTCGCGCTATGCAATAGGGGGTCGCTGGGTTGGCCGCCGAAGTTGCCTGTGTCGCGCTCAAAGGTGCGTTTAAGGAACTCAATCTCGCCACGCGCTAGACGATGGCATAGCTGGCGATAAGCGGGGCTGTCTGCATCAATACTCAGCCGGTGACGGACAATGAATTCGTCGGCTGCATATCTCATCAAATCGGTCTGACCCTCAGCGACCTGGCGCTTCATTTCATCGTGCTGACACGCTCGATGTTTTTGATCGAGCTTGAGACGCTTTTCTAATGTCAGAAAATCGATCGATGCGTCGAGCATTGCCAGAGGCTCTTCGACGTCAAATTCACCAGCCATCACACGCTGCACCACTTGTTGCCGCTCAGCGTCGATCTCGTTTCCGGTTGGGAGGCTTTGGCGGAACTGATCATCACGGTTGAGCTGCGATCGATAGTGATCGGTCATTGCATGTTGCAGATCGTCTTCGGTCAAATCTCGTCGGTTGCGGACGTCGTCGAAGTCTTGCGCCCATCCTGCGAGCACAATCCGACTCAGCTTTTTAGCTTCTGCATAGTCGGGGGTGCCTAGTGACCTGGTGAGTTCTTTACGCCCGATGCTCTCGACAAGGTCTAGAGGCACGCGCAGCCGGACCTGATAAATGTTGCTGTTCCGGCGGCGGCTGATATGGTTCGCGCGAGGCAC